ACAACGCTGCTATACAGGTAATTGAACTTCCTACCTATGTACAAGTAGCAGAATGGTTCCACAACCAGACATCTATTCCTGGCCAGATACGAATACTCAAAGATATCTGTGCATACATACAAGACGAAATCAAAGCTCCTAACAGCATTTACTGGAGCGTGGAAAATAACAGCATAGGCGAAGCTGCTCTACTAGTCATACAAGACGTAGGAGAAGAGAATATCCCGGGACTGTTTATATCAGAACCAATGCGTAAAGGGCACGTAAGGAAATTCCGTCGAGGATTTAACACAACTCACGGTGCAAAGATTACCGCTTGTAGTCGACTAAAGACTATGATAGAAAACAGTAAAATGGAAGTGCACTCAAAACCGTTAATATCGGAACTTAAAGGCTTTATTGCAACTGGCTCTAGCTTTCAAGCAAAACAAGGACACGCAGACGACTTAGTTTCGGCGCTACTCTTAACTATAAGAATGATGGCTGTACTCAAAGACTGGGATCCTAAGATTTACAACACGTTTACACAGGCCGAGGATGACGACTACGATCCTCCGATGCCCATCTTTATGAGTAGCAACGGATAAATACGTTATGGACTTAAATACAATTGCAGAAGAGTTATTTTCAAAGGTACGCGGAAGATTTCCGAGCGTAACTATTGGCGACAGTGAAGGTAATGTCACTAACGAACCAACTGAAGCACGCTACTTCGAATTTACTTTTGATAAAACTAATGACGATAAGATTAGTATATCACTAGACGAAGAGGACGGCGTCGTTATTATGTTCGCCGACCGTGTTACAGAAAACGAAATAGCTAAAGGCAAGTGGTATGAATTTTTACGTGGAATGAGAATGTTTTCAAAGAAGAGAATGCTTAACTTTGACGTTCGTAATATTACAAAATCAAACTTAGAGAAACGAGACTATCAATATCTCGCAACGAATTCCGGAGACAGCAGCATGAATGAATCGAAGTTATATGGTACTTCAAAATTAAGTTACCAAAATATAGACAGTGCCAGACTAGTGATTAAGCATACTGAAAACATTGACACTGAAACACCGTCAGGGCGCACACGAAACATTGGAACAATTTACATTGAAAGCCCAGAAGGTGAAAGGTTCAAATATCCATACAAGCACCTAGCAGGCGCAAGAGCAATGGCTCGTCACGTAGCTGAAGGCGGCACCACTTATGACGACTTCGGCGGACACATTGTTGACTTGTCTGAAGAACTGTCGAAGCTACGCAAGTTTAAGAACCACATGGGACGTTCAAAAGTTATGGCAGAAAGCCTAGCTGAGTACATGGGAGTTGTACACGAGCGTATTGGTACAGTCAAGAAAAGAATTGATAGTTTACAAAAGCCTGGTTATTACAAAGAAGCATACGAAGGTTTTGAGAAGCCAGTGTTTGAAGAAATACCAGAAGACGTAAAAGAAAACTGGATTGACCAACTTACTATACGTCAGTTTAACGAAGAGCTAAAAGATGTATTTCCGTACATCTACAAACTGATCGGCGAAGCAAACAGAGTTAAAGATCTAGGTCCAGATGACTTGTTAGGCGAAACTGACTGCGGGCGTGAAGATGACGACGATGACGTAGAGGAAGGCATTGGCAGAAAGTTCAACAAGCTAATGGACTTTGGTGACTTGAAGCCTAAAGATATACAGAAAAGAGTTCGTGCTATGACTGACGATCAGTTGAAGATGCTAGCTAAAGACGTTGGCGAAAAGCCAGGTGACGGAAGCGAACGCGGTCTTCAAACGAAGTTGATTAATCAAGAGCTTAAAAGACGTTATGGCATTAAGCCGGGCAAAGATGGTCCTGCTATGGAAGACGAAGATCCTTGCTGGGACAGTCACAAGCAAGTGGGCATGAAAAAGAAAGGCGGCAAGAAAGTTCCTAACTGCGTGCCTAAAGAAGAGATGGAAATAGAGTCATACTTTAACCAGCTAATGGGCGAGTGGATGGACGAAGTAACAGCTAACGAATTTGGTGATCGTGTTGAAGACGAACTAGAAAAAACCAAGCGCAAGCTAGCAGACTTGAAATCACTTAAAATGGACGCTTGGAAAGACGGCGACAAGGATATGCTACAGCACATCCAAAAGAAAGAAGTTCAGCTAAAGCAACACTTTGACAAACTAACAGCAGAGGCGGCGCCAGAAGAACCAAAGGATCAGCAATCACCACTGAGTGAGTTTATTCTTAGCTTTTATGACCGTGCTACTGGTGCGTTTCCAAAAGGTGAAACAGCAGTACTAACAATGGTCGAGAAAGATTACGGCGAGCAGTACATTGATCCAGCCAAGCAGTTTATTGAGCAGATCAATCAAACGTTCGAGCAGCACCAAGCAGGTAGCGGGTCGAACGTAATTGAAGAACCACAGCAAGACAACACAGAGTTTGATGCTGTGAGAAGATTAGCTGGTCTTTAAGATCAGCTAAGTCATTCATTTTTATACAAAAAAATGGTTGACAGGATAAATAATATTGTGTAGTATATAACTTGTGCTACACACTAAGGCACTGAAAACATAGGCAAAATTACAAAACATTGGAGGCAATTTACTATGGCATCATTAGCGGAAATTCGCGCAAAACTGAAAGATCAAGAGGCAAACAAAGGCGGCGGTAACCAACCAAAAGGCGATTCAGCCATTTACCCATTCTGGAACATCAAAGAAGGCGAGAGCTGTACTCTACGTTTCCTTCCTGATGGCAATACTGAAAACACTTTTTTCTGGGCTGAAAGGCTTATGATTAAGTTGCCATTCGCTGGCATCAAAGGTGAGACGGATTCACGTCCGGTAATTGTACAGGTTCCTTGCATGGAAATGTATGGCGAAACTTGCCCAATCCTTTCTGAGGTACGCGGTTGGTTCAAAGATCCAAGTCTAGAAGACATGGGTCGAAAGTACTGGAAAAAGCGTTCTTACATCTTCCAGGGGTTTGTAAAAGACAACCCATTGAGCGATGACACCACACCAGAAAATCCTATTCGTAGGTTTATTATTGGTCCACAGATCTTCCAGATCATCAAACAGGCTCTTATGGATCCTGAAATGGAAGAACTACCAACTGACTACACCGCAGGTGTAGACTTCCGTTTAAACAAGACAAGCAAAGGTCAGTATGCTGACTACTCAACTTCTAATTGGGCACGACGCGATCGTCCGCTTAGTGAAGAAGAGACGAAAGCTATTGAAGAACATGGCTTGTTTGACATGAGCGACTTCCTTCCAAAGCAGCCTGACGCAACAGCAGTACAGGTTATCAAGGAAATGTTTGAAGCAAGTGTTGACGGCGAAGTATACGACGCTGATCGTTGGAGCCAGTATTTCCGTCCAGCGGGCGTAAGTGCTAACACAGGTGATCCTAACAAGGCAGTAAAGTCAGAAGCAAAGACTGAATCTAAGCCAGCAGCAACACCAAAGGCCGACGAAAAGGTTGACGTTAGTGAAGAGGAAAAAGATCTTCCTTGGAACAATGACAAAGCTGAAGACAAAGCTGAAGACAAGGTCGAAGCAAAGTCAGAAGAGAAGTCAGAAGGCGGCAGCGCCCAAGATATTCTGTCAATGATTCGCTCACGTCAGAACCAGTAATAGACCCAAAACTAGGGGAGTTCCTCCCCTAGTATCTTTTAATCAATATAGGAGTCACTATGGCTAAATCTTTCGATCCATCAAAATTTCGTAAGGATCTAACAAAATCAATTACAGGCATGAGTGCTGGCTTTAACGACCCAACAGACTGGGTTTCAACTGGCAATTATGCGCTGAACTATCTTATCAGTGGAGACTTTCAACGAGGTGTTCCACTGGGCAAGGTAACTGTATTCGCAGGCGAATCAGGCGCAGGCAAAAGCTATATCTGTTCAGGTAACATTATCAAAGATGCTCAGGACCAAGGCATTTACGTGGTGTTGATTGACTCAGAGAACGCACTTGACGAATCATGGTTGCAGGCATTGGGTGTTAAGACGTCTGAAGAGCACATGCTTAAACTGAGTATGAGTATGATTGACGACGTGGCTAAGACCATGTACACATTCATGCAAGACTACAAGGATATGCCTGAAGAGGATCGTCCCAAGGTACTGTTCGTAATTGACAGTCTTGGTATGATGATGACACCAACAGACGTTGATCAGTTCCAGAAAGGTGATATGAAAGGTGATATGGGTCGTAAGCCCAAAGCACTGGCGTCACTTGTTCGTAACACTGTAAATATGATTGGTGCATACAACGTAGGTCTTGTGTGCACAAACCACACATACGCAAGTCAAGACATGTTTGATCCTGATGACAAAATCAGTGGCGGACAGGGCTTCATTTATGCTAGCTCAATAGTTGTTGCAATGCGTAAACTCAAGCTCAAAGAAGACAAGGACGGCAATAAGATTTCTGATGTACGTGGTATTCGTGCAGCTTGTAAGGTAATGAAAACACGCTATGCAAAACCGTTTGAAAGTGTGCAAGTAAAAATCCCCTACGACGGCGGCATGAATCCATACTCAGGTCTTGTTGAATTATTTGAGAAGAAAGGCTTGCTGGAAAAATCAGGCAACCGTCTCAAGTACATTGACACAGATGGCGTAGAACACCTGGAATTCCGCAAAAAGTGGGTAGGTGAAAAACTCGATATGCTAATGGAAGATTTCTTTAAGATCAAAGCAGCTAAGCCTGAAGAGGTAAATAGCGATGACGAAGAAGTAGACCAGAATCATATTGAGGAGTCAGCTGGGAATGAATGAAGAGCACGTTAGCGAAGTATGGATGTTGTTTAAGCAGTACACGGACAAAAAGCAGCTAGAAATAGCTGCTGAGAAGTACATTGATTTGCTTGCAGATCAAGGCGTAAGCGATATTGTGCTGCAAGACGCAATGGGCATGGACGCTGTCTTAGACGACGCAATTGTATATTATCTAGACTTAGATGTGCTAGACGACGAGGACTAACAATGGGCTGGTACCACAAAGTATCAAACGACATATCAAAGATTCCAGATGCATTAAATCATTTTGAATCTGAGTTAGACGACGCCCGACTTGAAGTAAAGATTAAAGGCAGTCTTGAGAAAGCCTCAGCAGAAATGCCAGGCATTGTCGAGCAACGCTTTAATCAGCTTCAAGAGATTGAAGCAATTCTAAACTATCTGAATATTGAACTGCGTAAATTGCGCAGTTCTTTTTTCAAGAAGTATCTGGAAAACTATCAGCGAGCGTTGAGCAGTCGTGACGTAGAGAAATACGTAGACGGCGAGAGTGCAGTAGTTGATTATGAACTACTCATAAACGAATTCGCGCTAATGCGCAACAAGTGGTTGGGTAT